ATGCTGGTATCAGTGACGTTACAGAGTACCGTACACACCTAAACGATATGTTCTTCTACGATGGTAGGTTTTACTCCGTCACGGGTTACCGGTCTCGCGGTAGGGTCAGGGACGAACTGATCATTGGATTTGAGGGTATTGAAAGGTACATGGATCAGGAGTTCGCTTTTGACCCCGGTCCCACCAGAATAACTGCTAACGACTACGCTTGGCCTGCTACTCTCCCCGCTTAAATGGTGTATCATTAGTATAGGTTCCGGTGCGCGCCAGAACCTCTCAGACGCCCAGAGTACGTGAGGAGGCCAGATGGCTCAGTATGACGATGCACCTTCGTACTCGTTTGACCTCCCCGTAGACCGTGGCCCTAGCCTGTTGTCAGGCACTCCAGCAGTACTAGCCTACGCATTTGAGTTTGTGAAGACGCTGCCCAGTGTGTTCGCACAGGCTGCTAATGAGGTATTGGAAGAGCACGTTTCGGAGTCTCGGGAACGGTTGGAGCGTGATGATGACTACCAAGGCATTGCCAAGTACTACGATGTAGTACAGGTGGAGGACGGCGAGGGTGACGGAGTCGAACTGGATTTCGGCTTCTTCAAAGTCCCGCCCAATCTCAGCCATAAGCCTCTGGAACTGGAGGTTGGTGACGCTATCAAGCCTCCCAAGGCTTTCGTAAGGCGCACCATCTTTAAGAAACTGGATGATGTGGTTGAAGACATAGGTAAGAAGGTGAATCAGCACTATGCCTGATCGCGCTGGGTTCCTGCTTGCCGAAGACCAAGCCTTGAAGGCCAAGTTCTCGGGCATTCAGTTGGTTGATGACCGGGACACCACCCGTGATGTACAGGTGTTCTTCCGGTACCCCGAGGGGGAGACCGAGAAGAAGTACCCGTTCATCACTCTTGAAATGCTGGACATCAACCATGCTAGGGCTCGGCAGCACTCTGAGCAGAACATCTACAACTTCCGAGGCACAGCCCCGACGGGCCAACCTGATGACCACTACGCCACAGATGATGCTAAAACTTTCACGTACTGGCCTGATACCACTACTGACGTAAGCACGTTAGTTGCTAACGGGGCAGCGTCACTCCCATTTGTCAGCGCCTTGGAGCACGTACCTGTTGACTTGCTGTATCAAGTCACCACGTTTACGCGCTCGGCGCTACACGACCGTGCTCTGCAATCCCACATTCTGACCAAGGTAGCCCCGTTCAGGCGGGGGTATTTGGCTGTGGGTATTGACGACTCTCAGCGCCACATGGATTTGGTGGACTGGAGGAGTGCAGACATGGTCGATGAAGAAGCAGGATTCAAGAAACGTATTTTCAGAAAGGTCTACACACTATCAATCACGGCAGAGATCCCGGCCTCCAACTTGGCAGGCATCGGGCAGGTAACGGCTCAGGCCGAGATCGCCGTCAAAGACAAGATAACGGCTGATGTATTGTCGTGAAACCCGTAACCCACTGTAAGGAGTAACTGTTATGCCATCCTATTCACGCCCCGGCGTGTACGTCAACGAGGCCCCGCTAAAGGCCGTCGTTGAGAATCGCCCCGGTCGAACCACAGCGTCCTTTGTTGGACAAGCCACACGGGGACCCATCGGGAAGCCCGTACTGATCAACTCGTGGAACTCATACGTGAGTGTCTATGGGGACATCAATGCCTCGTATGAACTGGGATACTCTGTTTACCAGTTCTTTTCCAATGGGGGAGTTGAGTGCTACGTAGTTCGTGTGCTGACTAATAGCACCACGGCCAACACAGCATCGTCTCTTGCTCTGTTACATGACACAGACAAGAACCTGTTTACCGCCACGTCTAAGTTGGCCGGTGTTGACGGCGACAACATTACTATTGTTGCCACCAAGAACGGCAGCAACAACGACTCTGCTACTGGTGGGGGTACTGGTCTCTTGGACGTGACCGTCAAGTACAAGGGTGATACCAAGGAGACCTATGTTGGTCTGACCTTTGCCAACGCTACGTCAACAGGGTCTGCTACAGAGGCTATCAACAACGCTGTTTCTGGCTCTCAGTACATCACGGTGTCCTCGCAGGTCACCAACAACCATGCCTCTGGCGCTCAGTTCAACACGTCGTTTAACGGTAACGTGACCTTCACCTTGGCTGGTGGAGACACCAACGGGTTGGCAGCCAAAGCCACGGGGTACGTCCGGGGAACCACTGCTGGAGTTGCCGCCAATCACTTCCTGCTCACTGCTGAGAACGCTGGTGTGTGGAGTAGCGACCTGACTGTAGAGATTTCAGACGGTCTTGAAGGAGCCACCGCAACGTCGTATGGCACGTTCACGATGATCGTCAAACTGGACGGTGCTGAGAAGGAGAGGTGGGCTGAGGTTTCCATTGACACCACCCATAACCGTTGTGTTATGAGTATTGTGAACAACTACTCAGACTACCTTCGGGTTTCCGCTTTGGCGGCTCCTACCAAGGCCACCAACACCAAGGTTACTGCTGGTACATACTCCCTCGTTGGGGGCTCTGACGGTACAGCAGTTGCTGCTGGTGACTACACCACAAATATCGCCTACTTGGATCAGGTAACCGGTGACTTGCTAATCAACCTGCCGGGGGTGTCTGCCACGTCTGAGGTAAACGCTGCTATCTCTTATGCGTCTACCCGTGGGACAGGGTTCGTGGTCATCGACGCGGATACCACGAAGACAACGGCGTCCGAGGCTCTCACAGCCGTGTCCCCGTACACTAACAGTGGTTACGGGGCGGTCTACTACCCCGGTGCCACCGTTGCAGACCCACTCAAGACAGGTCCAGCCGCTCTGCGTACTGCCCCTCTAGGTGGGGCTATCATGGCTATCTACGGCAAGGCAGAGCGTATGCACTCGGTGGCTAAGGCCCCCGCTGGCTTCAATCTTGACATAGGCAACGTCTTTGGCTTGGTTGCGAACTACACCGAAGCCGAAGAGGGCACGCTGTACGACGCGAACATCAACCCGATTAGGTTGGTTCCGGGTACGGGGGCCATCATCAATGGTACTCGTACTCTCGCAGTGTCTGCCCCTGCGAAGTACATTCCTATTCGTAGGACGCTTAACTACGTGAAGGCTCGTATGAAGACCCTCACTCAGTTTGCAGTCTTTGAGCCCAACGATGTCAACCTCAGGCAGCGAGTCATCTCGGTTATTCAGACTGACCTTCGCACCCTGTGGGCAAACGGAGGACTTAAGGGAACCAGTGAGTCTCAGGCTTTCTATGTGACTTGTGATGCCACAAACAACACAACGTCAACGATTGCTAACGGCGAACTACACGTAGAGGTTGGGCTGGCACTCCAGTACCCGGCTGAGTACATCATCATCAACGTCAGTCAGTGGACTGGCGGTGCCAACGCCGTCGAAACTCTCTAAGGAGGAGACAAACAATGGCTCAAGTAATCCGTACTGACCCCCTTAGGAACTTTAAGTTCAGGGTACAAATCAATCCCACGGGCGATAGCCCCCTAGCCACGATGGCAGATGGTATCAGCGATCTGGGGTTTGCCCAGATGTCTGGTATCGCCGTGACCAACGAGGTTATCCCGTACAGGGAAGGTGGGATGAACACCCACCCACACAAGATGATAGGACAGTCGGACTTTGCTCCGGTGTCTCTAGCACGCGGTGTCTTTGCCGCCCCCGCCACGACGGGTGGTAGCGCCCTGTACAATTGGCAGGAGTTCCTCCACTCATGGCAGGGGGGGAGTCTCCCCGAGGGACATGGTTCAAAAGGCAACGGCCCCGGAGGAATGGGAGCGGAGGGATCTGAGTACCGCTGTTCGGTCACGGTCACGGTGTTTGACCACCCTGTGACTGAAACCGGGTTCTCCTACGATGAGAACCCAGCAGCCGGTTCCTCCACCGTGAACCTACCGCCGAGGCTATCCCTCACGCTGTGGAACGCATGGCCCGGTTCCTATTCCATCAGCGATCTCAACGCTGGCGATAATGGTATTCTCATCCAGCAGTTGCAGTTGCACCATGAAGGGTTCACTATGGATTGGCAGCCCAAGACTGACGGATAAATACACAATAAGTCCGATATAGGAGGACACTAATGAGTTTAAGTTTGGCCGCACAGGCTGATGAGTTCAATGAGGCTATAAAGGGTTCCCCACCAGAAGTAGGGAAGGCGGCACCAACCACGGTGTCCCTGCTCAGGGGAGTAATCGACCCAGATTCTGGGGAGTGGCAAGACACAGCGGTTGTTCGGGAAATGACTGGGGAGGACGAGGAAGAGTTGGCTAGGTTGTCCACTAAAGAGGATGTGACCTACGCAGACTACACAACAGCGTTGTTGCGTAGAGCAGTACTGTCAATAGGTACACAGTCTATTAAAGGCAACAAGTCCGTCTTAGACAGTTTGATCATAGGGGACAGGGACCTGCTGTTTCTGGGGGTTATCAAGGCCACCTACGGCAATGTCCGTTCCTTCTCTATCACCTGCGGGCACTGTTCTAAGAGTAGTGACGTGCGGGTTAACCTTGACGAGGACTTCCCAGTCCAGCAGCCAAAGGGGTCTGTTACCGAAGCCCGTGTGGTTGAACTGAAGGACGGAACAGAGGTCAAAGTCAAGTACCTCACCGGTAAGGATGCTCAGATCATCGCTGCCTTGGATGGCAACGCAGCAGAGCAGAACACAGCCATTGTTGCTCATGCTGTCATCTGGGATGACGACAGGTCGGACAAGGTCAAGACACAGTGGTCTAGGGCTCTGTCTATGTCCGACCGTAAGGCCATTATCGCCACAGTGTTGGACGACCAGCCCGGTCCTACTTTGGAGGAGGTGGAAGCCCCGTGCGGACATTGCGATGAGAACATCGTGATGTTACTGGATTGGGCCTCCCTTTTACTCGGTTAACTTGACACACGTCTACTGGGAATACGAAAGCATCGCTCAGGGGTACCCCGGCTTCACCTTGGGGGACGTTAGGGCAATGTCCGTGCGACAACGCTCCTTCTGGAACGAGATGACCTCGTGGAGGGCTAAGTAATGCCAGAAGGATACAGGGAGGGGGATGACTCTGGAGGGGGGGAGAAATCGTCCAACGTCCGAGGCACGGAGACGATGGAGAGGCGCATTGGGATCAAGACTGATGACGCAGGTATTGCCAAGTTCACCAAGATGTTTAAGGGTCTGTCTAGTGAACTAGAGAAGACCAACAAGTCGATGAAGAACTTGGTGAAGACTGCCCGTGACCTTAAGAACATCTGGGATAAGACAGAATCCCCGGATATGCCGGGTGGTGGTGGTGGTGGTGGAAAGACTGACGCTGGTGGGGTCCCTAGCAACGGCAACTTCCTAAAGACCGGTGCAGCCTACGGCCTTTCCAGAGCGGGGTTTTCTCCGACTATGGCGGGGGGTGCAGCCTTCGCCGCAAACGCAGCGTATGAGGGCACGAAAGCGGCATGGAACTACGGGGGCAGGCGACTAGAAGAAGAGGCAGGCTATGGTCTGACCGCTGACCGCACGGGCCTGTTGATGCGACAGATGTACGGGGGGACCGTACTGGACTACCAGTCCCGGTGGCGGCAGCCTCTAACTGGTGGACTCATCGGACGCAAGGGCGTTGAGGACATGATGCACCTCCAGACCACTATGGGTATCAACCCAGAGTCCATGCTTAAAGGGGTTGAGGGCATCCGTGTGGCCTCCGGCTTCGGGTATAGCACTGAACAGGCCACACAGATGATTAGTGCGATGGCCCAGCCGGGGTCGTCCAACCTGATGACCATGATGCTGGGCATGGGGCTGTATGGTCCGGGGGGCAAAGCCCGAGATCCTATGGACGTGGTTCGTCATACTGTTCAGCGTATGGGTTTGACTAACGAAGAGGTAGTGGCAGGGGCACTCCAGCCCGGATCAATGACCCGTGCCAACCTGTCACGGTCTGGTTTGCCTGAAGATATGCAGAACTTGGTGCTCCAGTACGCACAGGAGAATCTCCAGTTTGAGAGTCAGGGTGGGCGTGGGATGTACGACCCGGCTAGTGAGCAACACCGACAGTTGATGGGCATTGACGATTCGTATGCTGTGGAAGAACAGCGTACCCGGATGTCAGAAGTAAAACGTAGTGAGCAGTTCTTTCGTCGTCAGGTTGACAACTTCGCTGATCTGGAGCGCAACACACAGGGACTGATTGAGAAGTTCCAGATGCTAGATGAGGTTCTCAGCGGTATTACTGGACTTAAGGGAAGTATGTCGAACAAGTGGTACCTGCGGTTGTTAAGCAGGGCCACTGGGGGCGTAGTCAATCTGGGGGATACGGAGCATCTGCGTGACGCTGGGAAGTCGGACAAGGTCAAGACACAGTGGTCTAGGGCTCTGTCTATGCCCGACCGTAATGCAGCCACTGGGGGCGTAGTCAATCTCGGTGATACGGAGCATCTGCGTGACGCTGGTATGAACAGTGGGTTTGCTGCACAACTTGCGAGGATGAAGAAGGCAGCCACCGAAGACGGTGTTCCCCTGACCCTGTCTAGCGGTACGCGAGATGATGCTACACAGGAACGCTTGTTCCGTGAGAGGCACCATATCGACCCAAGCGGGAGCATCTCTTGGAACGGGGATAACTGGAAGTTGAACGAAGGGGCCTCACCAGCCGCACCCCCCGGCAGGTCTCTGCACGGTCTTGGGTACGCCGCTGATCTTGGTCCAGATTCTTCCTACGAGTGGATTATGGCTAATGCCTCCCGATTCGGGCTGCGTCATGGTGCATCCTTTGGTGAACCGTGGCATGTAGCGCCTGCGGACATCACTAGTTGGACGCAGGTGGCACCAAAGACTTCTGGTAAGGCTACTTCCACCTCCACTTCCACCTCCACCTCCACCTCCACACCATCTACTGTTACAGTTACTGGTACTAGTCCCGATGCTGCGGCACCCTCTGTGGATATTCACCTTACCGAGGGTATGTCACAGTACGACGCACTGGAGAAGTGGCAAGACTTCGGTCAATCCAGAACCGCCATGCCAGAAATGACGGGGGATTCTGAAGGGTACGGAAGTTCTGTCATCACAATATCTCCCACCATCAACCTGACTGGTTCTTCTAATACTGCTGCTGACGCTGACATGCTGGCACAGAGAGTGACCAAACTTATTGAAACTTCTGAAGCCATCCGGGCACTGAGGAGATCGTAATGGCTCAGGGTGAATACGCAATAGTTCATGGCTTGACTACTATGCACGGTGATGACCCGTTGGAAGGGGGTAAATAATGGGAAACGGATCTAATACTTACTTCGATATGGGGGGGTTCACGCCGCCTTCTGACTTCGATATGGGGGGGGCTCTATCGCCGCCTGATAATACCAACACTTCCTTCACCGATCCTAAGGTAAGGAACCCTGAGTTCAACACGTTTCCCAAGCATCTCCCTGTTGACAACTTCATCCAGCGGGGGTATCTCCGTCTGCTGGGGAAGAATTTGACTGCTGTGGGGACGGGGACTGCTGAGTCGGTAGGAAGCATAGATGCACAGAACAGTTTGCAGGAAAAGAAGAACGAACTAGGGGCCAAGTTGAACTTCCAGTTTAATCCTAGCCAACTTACTAGGTCAGTGACGGCTCGTACAGACACTCAGTTGTGGATCAACCAATCACCAAGCCAGTTGCTCATGCCGGGGATTGGTGATATGACTTTTGGTTGGCAGATGCTGTTCAATCGTGAGGCTGAGGTACAGGATAACTTTATTGCGCGCACTCAGCAGTGGGCGTCTAGGTTGGAAGTGGACTCCTCGCCTAAGTCGATAGACGCTCTGATAGCGGACTTTGGTGTGGATTCACCCCAAGTAGCCTCCCGAATAGGTGTTCTGGCTGACATCATGGTGCTGGACATGATCACCGGACAACGCTTGACGGAGGCAACAGTAAGGTACTCTCAGGCTTATGCAGAGGCAGTTCGTGTAAGAAATGAAGAACCTGACGAGAACGCAGCGATCATATCAAACATGACCGGATCTCAGAAAGACAATCTGCAAACCGCCAATATGCATAACTCTGCCTTCCTGATTCCCAATCCTATTCGTGCAGTGTTCTCTGAGAACTTCATGGTAGACGGGTATGTGAATCAGGTGACCGTATCCCTTCAGAAGTTCTCACCCGAGATGGTTCCCACTGTGGCGTTCGTGGACATTTCGATGCACGCCATCTATCAGGGGTTCGCTCGTGATACTACTGTGTTCACAGCCCTTGCTGAGGCTTTGGCTGGTCAACCCATCAGTAGTTCAATGGACCCTGCCGCTGGGGAAAACCAGAACCGTATAGCAGATAACGTGAATGATGAATCCTACGAACTACAACGGTTGGGGTTCCAAAGCCAGCCCCGCATCTTGGCTGGCATGGATCACAGTCCTGACGATACTGGTGGCTGGGCACCTTGGAGCGGGGATGCACAGGTACATTTGAGAGACCACAAGGCCACGGGTGCCCCTAATACCACGACCAGTCTAGGTGACCTCAAAGGAGGCAATTCCAAACCGTGTCAGGTTGAGGATGGGGAGAACGAAGAGTGGGCTTTCTCTTACGCCTTCTGCTCCGAGTTGAAGAATTCGGATTTGGGTGACTTCCTACTCAAGCACCCTGAGCGTGGAGAATTCCGTGATTTAGTACTTGATAGGTTTGCAGCCGATGTATGGGTGGGCATGGCCCTGAGAGCACGCTTAAAGGCTAAGGGTGATAACGACGATGCAAAGTTAGAGAACCTCAAGAAACTGTGGGAAGACGGGGATGAAGGTGGGTTTACTGGCTACGTGACAGGCGACCACTTCTTTGGGGAGTGGTCACCAGAACGACGTAAGCAACTGTTCGCCATAGGCATTGACAATATGCGAACCGTATATGGTACTACTTTTAATGCCAAACAACGGCAGGGTTTCCACCGACGAGCCGCAGAACAAGCGTCTGGGTTCTTTACCCGTTCGTTTCCCATTACAGAACTGTCTTCCCATCCCGGCCACTACGGAGATGAGTTCTACCGGCATCACGGAACCTTCAATAATACTGAAATCAATATCAAGTTTGCTGGGGGTTCGGAAGCAGGGTGGATATGGATGCCAGATAAGAGGGGGCGTGGGATTCCTTCAGAGGAGTTTGCGTATAACATGGCTAGAGGTTTCTATACCAGTTCTACCAACCTCTTCCCGACCACCATTACGCTGGTGGGTACGGGCACCACTGCTGATATTGAGTTTGATGTTGAGTACCAGTGGGCCACGACCTATCGGGTGCGCTTGTTGATGTCTGACATTGTTTCTGGGGGCACTGCTTATTGTATTTCTGACACAGGAGTTATCTGGGTGAACCCAAGGAACGCGACAACAGACATTATTGATGATATTGACAAAGGGTTGTGGGTCAATACAGCGGCCGAGAAGGATAAGACGTTGGATGGGAGCCCGCAAGGGGAATTTGGTGACGGTATTGAGACTACTATGAAGGACGGAGAGTGGCTGAAGAAGGACGTTCGCACGTTGATGCCGGATATAGAGGCTAAGGATTTGAAATTGTACTTTGATGATTTGTTTTCATCAGGGCAGACGCCCCCCAATAGTAAACTGTACGCTGACGCTAAATCTCCGGGTGAGCCTGTCAATCCACGATTAGGGGGCATGAGCATTAGCAGTGCCGGAGTGTCCGTCAACATGAACGGGAGTGCATTTTAATCATGCCTCTTAGCCCATCATCTAGGTACACCTTGGCTAATGACAGTGCGGGCAGGGCTATAACCAAGCGAAAGGCCGTTGGTTCTTCCCGTTATGCTGTGGTGACAGCAGTTGGCAAACAGACACTAGATGAACTAGCAGCGACTCACTTGGGTGACCCACAACTGTATTGGCGTATTGCTGAGTTGAACCCTCACGTACCATACCCAGATGAGGTACCATCAGGCACAAGACTGCGAATTCCACAGGTGTAACCAGTGCCCACTGTCAATCAGCACCAGCCTTCAGCCTCACATCATAATGTTACCGTTGAGATAGACGGCGTCGATGTCAACATCTATAGTTCCGTGGAGCGGGTGGATGTCAACCTACGACAGAACGAGCACGACCACGCCCGGATAGTGTTGGCTGGGATACCTGCGATGTCTGTTACAGACTACGTGGACCGGCCTGTGCTGGTGCATATTGCTGTACCTTACGGAGAAGGGTTCACGTTCGTAGGGTTTATCAATGATATAGAGCCTACACACAAGGCTAGGGATGGCCGGGTGGAAGGGGGGCTACTACAGGAAGCGACTCTGACCTGCCTTGGAGCCAGTGCTGCTATGCGGGGAGTAAAGGCCCGCATGTGGAAGGACTTTACTGTCAAGGACATGGTTGAGGTGATGTCGGTTGACTATAAGTTCTCTTATTCTTGCCCGGACAGTGCCCCCACCATACCTAGCATGTCCCAACGTGGTTTGTCTGATTGGGAAGCGCTGACCAAGGCGTGTGTGCAGTCGGGACTGGCTGTGAACGTACACGGTACAGAAATACACGTATGGAATCCATTGAACTCTCTGCGTCATGGGGCTCCGTCGGGGACATTGCAAAGTTTGGGTGCTACTAGCGGAGTGGAGCATGCACCCGGCAACATCATGGAGTTTTCAGGTGTGTTTGGATCGGCCCATGCTTACGGTGACGTTAACTCAGAGAAGATTTCCATACTGGATGAGCACGGAAAGTTGCTCACTGCGGAATCATCAGACTTGTTGAATACTTCCGTTGCCCCCGGTACTGTTGTTACCTCAACATTGACAGACGTTCTACCAATCGAAGCAGTTTCACTTTCTGATGCTAGACGCAAGTTGGCTGCTACTCGTGCCTACTCCTCTGCCTACGTCGCCAAGGTCGTAACCACCGGGGTAGCCGGTCCTATACCGGGTAGTGCCATTGCCGTACAGGGGTTCAACGGAGAGTTTGACGGCCTGTGGTTGGTTCGTGGAGTTGAAATGAAGACCAATCAGGGGCACTTCCTGACAGAGTGGGAGTTAAGTAGGAGAACTAAAGGTAACAGCCTTCAACGTAAGGACGTTCTGTCTACGTATGAACGGGCACCACATCCATTATTGCAGTCTGGAGCGTGGCGGTCGGCAACTCGGAGGGCGAATGTCTACTCATCTAACTGACACCCTGTACTCGTCCTTCTCCCAGATACACCGGGCCATTGTACAGTACTCCAGTACTACTACAGGTGAGATACAGGTAATCATCCCCTCAGTGACGGGGAACGACACCACGGTGCCCATCTCCTTCTTCGGCAGGGAGGAGCACCCGTTTGAGAACGACTGGGTGGTTCCCAACATCGGTGACACCATCATCGTCTGTCGTGAGGACGAGGACTACACCAACACGTTCTGGATCAACACCACCTACAACCCGGTGCGGGCCGACGTAGGCGAGTCCAACCCAACTGACTATTCCTTTGGCCCCGGTTCGGCAACCGGGACCTTTGAACTTGCTGAATGGAGCGAGACCCCTACCTCGTCAGGGCTTTACCTCGGGTCCGTCAACATGGGGTACTACAAGGCCGGTAGCGGTGCTGGTTGGAAGACCTACATGAACTGGGAGGGGAAGTTCTATTTGTCAGGTAGTGGTTCACATGCTCTGACATGGGACGGTTCCACTCTCGCTGTAACAGGGACCATAACTGTAGGTTCTACGGCCCTGACAGAAAGCAACACTCTCAACACCAATACCACGGCAGCCAATGTGGGGTTGAGTAACGTGGACAACGATTCCACGGCTACTATCCAAGCGGGAACCACGGCAGCCAATGTAGGACTTGGCAATGTAGATAACTTGAACTCACAGGGTCAAGCACAGGCAGGGCTGATCACAGGGACAACCATCACTGGTGGGGGCATCACGCTGAGTAGTGGTGGGGCCATCAAGGGTGGTCAGACAGGGTACGACTCGGGTACCGGGTTCTTCCTCGGGTACTCTAGCGGTTACAAGTTCTCTATCGGTAACGCCAGTGGCAACAAACTGACATGGAATGGGTCCGCACTGGCTATCACCGGGGACATCAGTGGTGGCACCATCGACGGCGCTGCTATCACTGCTGGTACGATCAACGTCCCTGCAAGCAGTCCCAAGTTCTCAGTCAACGCTAATGGTATCCTGACAGCAGTAGACGGTAACTTCTCTGGGGCCATCACCGCAACGTCGGGAGCCTTCACTGGGAACATGACTGCTGGTACTAACAAATGGCATTTGGATGGTAGTGGCAATATGTGGTGGGGTGCCTTCGGTAGTTACAGTGCCGCCGCCCTTGGTGATACTACTTATATCACTGGTGACGGACGGATTCGGGCCACCAACCTAGCCATTACTGGTGGGGAGATCAACATTGATGCTGTCTTCACTGTTACCAGTGTGGGGGCTATCACTGCGTCTGCTGGAACCATTGGTGGATGGTCCATCTCTAGCACCAACCTAAGCAAGAACACCGGGACAGACGAGGTTCGTCTGGATGCAAGTCAGCATATTATATCGGCACGAGGTGGCGTGGCGGTACTGCGGGGCTACTCTAGTGGCACTGACATTCGTATAGGTATTGCTGGGGACACTGCCTACGAGCCCTCACATAATCAGACTAATGACGTGGCGATGACCCGTGAGTCGGGGGTTATCAAGTTCTCTGTTGAGCAGGCGTTGCTTGTTGACGATGGTGCTGTCACTATCAACAACGGCCTGACCTTAGGGACCTTGTCTGGTGGCTCCAGTAACAAACTGTACAGATCAGGCAGCACACTCTACTGGAATGGTAGTGCTGTTGGTGGTGTTGATTGGACGGTAAGCCAGAGTGCCAACATCCACTCTGGCAACTACACAAACACTACCTATACGTCTAGTGACTTTAACCACGATTCTTTAACCGGCTTTGTGACAAATGAACATATTGATTGGTCGGCAAGCCAGAGTGCCAACATTCACAGTAATAACTACACAGACACCAACACAGACACAGACACCACCTACAGTGCTTCCTCCCCAATAACTCTTAGTGGTACGACGTTCGGCTTTGCTTGGCCCGCATCTACCAACATGGGGGTTACTAACTATACCGCTGTTGATGGTAATGCTGTTTCGGTGCTGGTTAAGGGTACCAATAACAACAATCTCGGGACCATGTACTGGTTTAATCTGTCAAACCTTGACTTCTTGACTGACGTTGTTGCCAATCAGGGACTCATGTTTGAATCTGGAACAAGGAACATTGCTTTCAATTTTACTGCTGTGACTTCTAGCGGTTCTATAGGCGTCGGTGACAACGTAATATATGACTCTGGAATTGGTATTCCGGCTAAAACCACAATAGCCAGTGCAGTGAGCGTCGGTATAAATTCTGGTCTTTCGGTGGCTTCATCGGCTACTTGGGGTGGTTACGTCACTTACACATCTAACTCTCTTAGGGTATACAGTTCCCGTGGAGCCACAAAAGAGCATGTTACAACCATCTTGGATGCAGATGCTTTGTCTCGCATCAAAGCCCTTCGACCTGTTAACTTCTATTTCAATGACAAGATCGAACCCGACAACGAAATGGCAAGGTTGCAGAAGCAGCGTGGCTTTATTGCGGAAGAACTGGCGGCGGTAGACCACAACTATGCTGCTTGGGGATGGCTTGATGCTGACGAGAATCCCATAGGAGATCCCGAAGCGGAAGATTTAACTCTGGATGACGCAGTGCCCATCGGATTCCAGATGCACTCTATTCTGGCTGATGCCGTTGCAGTACTACAAGAACTATCAAACAAACTGGATGCGGCAGAAGCACGCATAGCAGTACTGGAGACAGCATGATACCTACAACCAATAGCAGCGTAGACCTTTCGCTACTACACCCGCGCTTTAAGAAGCGGTTGGAGGCGTTCTTTGATGACCCCCGTATTCGTGGGCGTGTCTCAGTCGTCTCGGCCTGCCGGTCCTACGCACAACAGACAGCCCTGTACAAGAAGTACCTCGCTGGCCGAGGGAACTTGGCAGCCAACCCCGACCGGCGCTTCGGGGAGAAGGGCTCGGACGGACAGGGCATCTGGCGTGGGAGTTGGCACATGCAGCAGTTGGACGGATGGTGCTACGCATGTGACTTCAGACGCCTGAACAACGACCTGTATACATGGGAGATCAACGCAATCGCCAAGGAGTACGGGATACAGCCCACCGTTGACGGGGAGTGGTGGCACCACCAGCCCCGCCGGTCAACGGAATGGTTTGAGGCCCCGGCTCTGGAGGAGCGTTCTGTCAAGGAAGACACCAAAGAACCCAAGGTGGCTTGGCAGGCCATAGTCATATACATTCAGCGTTTGTACG